CATCAGATTTTAATCTATTTGCCAAGCAAGCGCAGCTAGATATTTTTGATGAATATTTTATAGCATATAATAATCAGATTAACAAAGAGAACGGAAGAGTATCTGGAACAGGATATGCGGATATTAAAAAAGGATATGAAGAAGTTATAGATACTTTTTCTGTTACAGCAAGTTTATCTAAAGGCTCTTTAAATAAATATATTGTTCCTACTTCAGCGACAACTGGCTCTGATTATTACCTATTAAATAAAGTTTTAATATATAGCACTGTTACTTCATCAGGGACTAGTACAGCAACTGGAGGTGGTAATACTGAGCTTATAGATAATACTGCAACTTTTCAAACTGATGGTGTAGGTGCTGGAGATATTGTTTCAGTAATATTAGCTAATTCAGTAATTACTAATCTGACTGTTGTATCGGTAACTAATCAAACAACTTTAGTAGTAGATGTAGCTTCTTTAACAACAACTAATATTCCTTATGCAATTTACAAAGGGGTAAATTTAAAAAATGAAGCAGAGCAGGTAAACCATAGCAAAATTACCATGCTTAATAAATCTATGTTAACCGCTCCTAATACTACTTTTCCCGCATACACACAAGAGGGAACTATTTTAACATTATATCCTGACTCTATAGTTACTATCGGAAGAGTGGTTTGTCAATATATAAGATATCCTCAAGACCCTAAATGGACTTACGTTTCATTGTCAGGAGGAGAACCTATTTTTGACCAGTCTCAATCAGACTATCAAGACTTTGAATTACCTCCAGATGATGTTAATAATTTAGTTGCTAGAATATTACAATACGCTGGTATGTCTATAAGAGAAATAGCTACGGTACAATTTGGTCAAGCAATAGAACAACAAGAAAACCAAGAACAATAAGATGGCATATTTATCACAATATCAATATTATGAAAACGCAGGTTCAGTTCCAACTAATAAAAATTGGGGTTCATATCAATATGTAAGCCTAGAAGATATAGTAAATAATTTTCAACTTATGTATTCTGGGAATCATTCTTTAGTTAATAACGAAGAAAGATTTAAAATATTGTTTCATGCAAAGCGTGGTATACAAGAATTAAATTACGATGCATTTATGGAGATAAAAGCATTAGAGCTTACGGTATACGATAATTTAACTTTTGTTTTACCAAATGACTATGTAAACTGGGTTCGTATTTCATTATACAAAGACGGATGGCTTAGGCCTTTAAATGAAAATATTCAAGTTAACTCTGCTCAATCTTATTTACAAGGTGTGGGAGGTACATTAACATTTAATTCTGATGGAACAGTAATTACTGACACATCTACATTAGATACAGAAAGAAAAAATGGTCAGAAAAACAGTATTTATCTTAATCAAGAAAATGCAGCAGACCAAGTAGCATTAGATTCAGAATCTAATTGGTATGCAGATTATACCATTGGAGCTCGTTATGGTTTAAATACAGAGACAGCAAACTTTAACCCTACATTTAGAATAGATAAAAAAGCAGGGGTTATAAATTTTGATTCCACTATGCTTAATGAAAACTGTGTATTAGAATATATCTCTGACGGAATGGAAGGTGGAGATGATTCTCAAGTGTCAGTTAATAAACTTTTTGAAGATTATATTTACGCTTATATTGAATATGCTATTTTAAATAGCAAGTTTAATGTTCAAGAGTATATTATTAATAGAGCTAGAAAAAGAAAAACAGCTTTACTTAGAAATGCAAAAATTAGATTAAGCAACATTCATCCAGGTAGATTATTAATGAATCTAAGAGGAGAGAATAAGTGGATTAAATAAGATGGCAAACATTCAAAGAAATTTTATAGCTGGCCGAATGAATAAAAGCCTTGATGAAAGGCTTGTACCGAACGGTGAATATGTTGACGCATTAAATGTTAGGCTTGGTTCTACTGAAGGTTCAGAGGTAGGTTCTGTTGAAAATTCCAAAGGAAACACTATCCTTACTACATTAATGTTTGACAATGTAGAGTTAAGTAATAATGCTAAATGTATTGGAGCGTATGAAGATGGCGCTAATGAAACCATTTATTGGTTTGTGCATGACCCATCTTATTCTTTGGGAGTTACTGCTAAATTAGATTTACTTGTATCATACAATATTACCACTAACACTACTACTTATCATTTAGTTAGTTTAAATGATGGTGGAAATTTAAAAACCACTCTTAATTTTAGTCAATACAATTTAATAACAGGAGTTGATTTAGTAGATAATTTATTGTTTTTTACAGATAATTTAAACCCTCCTAGGTTTATTAATGTAAATACACGATATAATTCTCCTAATAATTTTTTAGATGGATTTACTGCTGAATCTATAATGGTCATTAAAAGACCTCCGATAGAAGCTCCTGATATTCAAACCCTTAATGTTCCTGGGCAACAAGATGATTTTTTAGAAGAGAGATTTATATCTTTTGCCTATAGATATAAATATGCTGACAATCAATATTCAGCTACTTCACAATTTAGTGAGCCTGCATTTACACCTTCTACTTTTAATTTTAGCTACAACAGCTATTTAAATGAGGGTATGAAAAATACTAAAAATGCAGCTATTATTACGTTTAATTCAGGGAGCTCTTTAGTAACAGGTATAGAGATTTTATTCAAAGAATCTACTACTAATAATATTAAGGTAATAGAGTTTTTAGATAAAGCAAATTTAGGATATTCAGATAATGTTAATTATACATTTACTTTCGATAATAGTAAAATATTTACATTACTTCCAGATTCTGAAATATTAAGATTATATGATAATGTACCTAGAATAGCTAAAGCTCAAACAATAATGGGTAATAGATTAGTCTATGGAAATTACACGGAAGGTTATAATTTAAAAGATAAATTTGGAGAAAATTTAAAATTAGAATATAGTGCTAATTTAGTTAGTTCTGAAATAGCAACAACTGAAATATTAGACTCTACTGGTTCGGGTAGCTACACTTATGGTCCTACTCCAGTTACTGTAAATAGTTCTATTATTTATTTTGATTTATCAAAAGAAGATGGAACTACTTTAGATTTAACAACAGGTTCTAGCGTTACATTAGACTTTACCCTTACACATAGTCAATTCACAGGAACTACTCCAGGAGGCACAACAGCAAACACAGAAATAATATTTGAATATGTTTTACCAACTAATTTTTCTAATGTATATTCTTTAGCAACAAGTACAGACTTTATAGAAAAAGTAGGAACATCTTCTAATATCCAAACAGTTCCTAATTCTTGCAACGGAGCTACTTTAACTGACCAGGTTAATTGTGCTTTACCATCTTCGTTAGGAACTTATAGCAAAACTGCTAGTGGAATAACAGGGGCTGGGCAACCTATATCTATAGTAGCTACACCAGGGAGTAATACTATTGGTTTTCAGTTAATAGCAATGAATTATGTAGATGGAGCTAACAATGCTTATGAATTTTATGAAGTTAACTCTGCTACAGCTAATTTTAGAACTACAGATACTACAAGAAGCTTACATAGCAATCGTGGATACGAAATAGGTATAGTTTATATGGATGAGTTTAATCGTTCATCTACAGCTCTTGTAAGCCCAAACAATACAGTTCAAGTCCCTTGTTCAGCATCTATTTCAAAAAATACTATTCAGGCAACAATACCAAGTCAGCAGTTAGCTCCAAGTTGGGCTACCAGGTATAAGTTTGTTTTAAAACCATCTGAGAGTACATATGATACCATATACTCTAATGTTTTTTATCAAGACCCTTTGAGTAATGCTACATATTTTTTACTTGAAGGAGAAAATGCAAACAAGGTAGAAGAAGGTGATAGGTACTTTGTAAAATCTGATAGCAATGGACCTATATTAAGATGTGTTGAAGCAACTGTATTAGAAAAAGAAGCTAAATCGGCAGACTTTTTAAAGGACGCAGCGGGAGCTGATATTATTTCTCCAGCAGGGACTTATATGAAAATTAACCCTAACAACTTTGCTACTGCTAGAGGGGATGATGATATAATAACTCCAGGTTCACAAACAGCAATTGAAAATAGCGCTAATCAATATCCTATTTTATCTTATCCGATGAATTTAGACCCTGCTAGCCCAGGGGGGCAATATGTTGATTACACAGTACCGTCAGGAAGTAGAATTGTAATTTCAGTAAGACAAGAAAGATTAGGTCCTGGCTCTGGAAACGCTAAATGTGAACGCAGAATAAGTGAACTAAACGTAGAGCTTACTTCATCTACAACTTATGCTAATATGCAAGATTGGTGGAATGGAGATAATGTAGAAGTAATATTAAATGACGCTGTTACAGAAGTAGGTGGAAATACTGGAAGCATAACAAACACTTATGAGTCGGCAACTGCTACCTCTGCTACAGACATATCAACCTCTGAAGGCACTAATTATTATAAATTTTACAGAAACTCTTCAACAAATCAATTAACATTACTAATTACAGGTACTGTAAGATGCGGGGGTACATTATCAAGAGCTAAAAGACGCTCTACTGTTACGGCTGATATACAAGTTTATAGAACTGATTCAGTTGTTGTTTTTGAAACACAGCCTACAGATGCTCTTCCAGATGTATGGTATGAAAACCATTTATCTTTTCCTATAAGTGCAGACGGAATGCATTCTGGAAATATACAAACACAAACTTCAACTCAATCAGCTATAGTTGATACAGAGTTTTATGATTGTTTTACATTCGGTAATGGGGTAGAAAGTTATAAAGTTTTAGATTCTATTACAGGGAAAACATTAAATATTGGAGAAAGAGTAACTTCTACTTCAAATGTAAATTATAAAGAAGCTCATAGGTTTGCTGACTTGACATATAGCGGAGTATATAATGATGAGACTAACGTAAACAAGCTTAATGAGTTTAATCTTGGATTATTAAACTTCAAACCACTAGAAGATTCTTTTGGTTTAATACAATTATTATACGCTAGAAAAACTGATATACTAGTATTACAAGAAGATAAAATATCTTATGTATTAGCAGGGAAAAATTTACTTAGTGATTCTACAGGAGGAGGAGCTGTAACATCAGTTCCTGAAGTTTTAGGACAACAAATAGCTAGAATAGAAGAGTATGGTATAAGTGAAAATCCAGAAAGTTTTGCTGTATGGGGTCCTAATAAATATTTTACCGATGCTAAAAGAGGAGCTGTAATAAATTTAGTTGGATTAGCTGGAAGAGATGAACAGCTTCAAGTTATATCGGAGGCAGGAATGAGAGGTTGGTTTAGAGATTTATTTATACAATCTTTTACTACACAAAAACTAGGAGGGTTTGACCCTTACATGAATGAATATGTATTACATTCTAATGTGCTTCTTCCACTGGAAGATGTTTCTTGTATCCCTTGTGACACTACTAAAGCGTTAACACTTCTTCCTAATCAAACCACTTCTTATTGCGTAGATGTAGGTAATTTACTAGGGTTAGTTGATGTAGATTATATAGTCCCATTTATAGGATATGACAATATTACAACTGAAGTAAGTCAAAATACTATAACTGAATTAAATTCAGATGACATTGTAACAGAAAGACCATTAACAGGTAATGGATATATTATAACTGCCACATATGATGGCACTACTCACACTACCGGCACTGTGTATGAAAGTGGGACTTTAACTTTTAACAAAAATGTAGTTCTTAATAATACAGTACAAATTACAGTTACAAGCACAAGCTCTTCAAACGAAACTATTGATATTACAACTAGCTGCCCTCAGTCTACTGATATGACTGTATTTAGTGTTGCTGTCACTAGCAATGCTGATGCAGGTCAATTTATTCACAATGTCTATAGATGGACGGATGGTTCTTTTGTTTCTCCCGTGCATGGAGATACTTCTCCTATAACTTTTTCTAGTAGCACTGTTAATCCTATTGTTTCTCAGTTCGACCAAGTTTCAGGACCACAAGGAGCTGGTATTATACCGGGGGATGGGGCTAATGTTTCAATAATTAGCAGAAAACAAAACTTTGATAATTTTGTTTTTGATATAAATAAAAACAAATTAAAATATTTAAGAACAGCTAATTACTATGGTAACAATCCAACGGATATAAACAGCTTATTAAGTTTATCAACTAACGCTACACCAATTGTTTCACAAACAAATCCAAATCAATTTGCCGCTGATTTTGTTATGCCAACAGGTGGACAGTTTTTGTATTTAATTTGGGATTATAGACAATCTAATTCAGCGGAATTATGTTACTCATCTACAAGCACTACTGATGCTTGCACTGGATGTAGCTTTAGTCCTACGCCTGTTCCTACAGCGCCTGCACCTGTAGTTACAGTATTTACTTGGCGTATTGAAGCGGGAGCGGGTAGTGCTACAAGCCCTACATCGTGTCCTTCAGCCTCTATAGCTCTTTATAGTTCTTCTAGTTCATTTGCAACAACTTTTGCAAACAGTACAGTATTCTATACAGACGCAGCTTTAACTACAGTATTCCAAGGCGGCAATAATTACTTTGGAGTAAGAGAGCCTAATCAAGGTTTTGGACAATCTCAAGGTATATTTAGAATGACAGACTTAGGGACAACTTCTAATATAGACACAGCTGGGGTTTGTAACCCTCAACCTACACCTGTGCCAACACCAGTTGCTCCAGTAGCTCCAGTACCAGTGCCTACTGCGCCAGTGCCTACTGCGCCTTGTTATACATTTACTATTTCAAATAATAGCAACCCATTAGATGATGATAGTTATACTTATAATGCTTGTGGTGGGGGTGCTAGCTCAGGAACAGTTCCTTACGGTGACCAAATAAGTGTCTGTGCTCAAAACTTTACTCATAGAGGAGTAGCTTTAACAGTAACTAATACTCAAAACCCTTGTAACTAATGGCATCACTAGGAACATATTATTTTGATACAGCAAGCTTTAATAACGCAACAACAGTTTATGATGATGCCGCTTTAAATGTAGTATCTCAAAACGGATGGTATTCAGACAACACTATTGTAAGAAGACAAATAAGTGGTGTTTTAGAGGCGGCACAATCGTGTTCTGTTCCAACTCCAGTGCCTGTGCCTACAGCTCCGATACCTGTGCCAATCCCAACGCCTACGCCTACGCCTACGCCTACTGCCCCTAGCCCCGTTCCTAGTCCAGTAGCGCCTGTAGCGCCTAGCCCAACGCCTGTAGCGCCTGTAGCGCCTAGTCCAACGCCTACGCCTACTGCGCCAGTTCCTGCGCCTGTTTATGTTCCTGTGCCTGCGCCTGTAGCACCAGTGCCTGCGCCTGTAGCACCAGTGCCTGTTCCAGTTCCAGTGCCTGCACCTGTAGCACCAGTGCCTGCACCAGCAGTTCAGTGTTACGCTTTACAGTTGAAATGGAATCCTCTTTCAACTTGTAGTGGTAGTCAG